TGCTTGATTCCGTGCCATCAATTCCTATTAAAGTACCACTAGCAGATACTTTCATATCACGAGATGCTTCTAGTTCACCTGATAAAGCGCGACCACACGCATTATTAATTTGTGTGGTACAGGTAATCGTAAAACCATTATGAGTGCCGTTATTTGTAAGATCTACGTTTGACCCTGTTTTTACACCATCTAAATCAAAAGCATCTCTGCTTGAAGATGTTGTTCCTGCGTTGGGTAATATGTTAGTTGTTGTTGCAGTATCATTTTCTGCTTGAACTGTATTAGCAAAACAACTAGCTAATGCATAACAACAAAAGAAAGCAATTGCGAGAGTTTTAATTTTTAATTTAAACTCGTTCATTTAATTTTACCTTGTGTGAAGTTCAGGTACAATTGGTTTAGGTTCTACTTTTTTTCTCTCTTTCATACGTTTAACGTATGCTTTATAATCAGGTCTTTCAAAATCATATTTTTCCCACAATGCTAAAGCTTGCTTACCTATTTTACCATCGATTGGGCACGGTGTGCCTGCTTGTATCATTGATTCAAAAACTCTTTCATCTTGGCAGAGTATAGCAACTGCTGCTACTTTCATACCAAAGTCATTTAAAATTCTAGCTAGTTTAAGTCGTTCACAATTTTTGTCAATAACATGTTTTCCACCAGATACTCCAATACCAAATGTTTGAACACCTGCAGATATACCAACTGCACAAACATCTTGTGTCATTGAATTGTATGATGGTGCACTAGATGTTGGGGGTGCGGATCTTATATTACTATTACTGGTGCTATTTGTAGTGGTGCTAGAAGATGAGCCAGATTCATATGTTGTTGCTCCTCCGGTATAGCCTCCTTCGATACTTGTATTACTGCCCGAAACGTTCGTTTGATTTCCTGCAGAATAGGCACTTGTAGAGCACACCAATAGTACTAAAAACAATAACGTTGACAGATATTTCATAATTTTACCTAAAAGCAATTCATTTTATCAAGTTCTGCTGGCTTATCATTATAAAACCAAACATAACTAGATATAACATTACCCTCATCTGTTACGACACATTTTTTACCTACCGAGCAGGCGCTCAAAGCAAATAATAATGCTAGTATTAAAAATAATTTATTCATAAGTTTTATCCTCTTCTCTTTGCATACATTCACAGTTTTCACAGTCACAACCTTTAGCGTCTGCTTCAACGCAGTGACATAGATGATTACATTTTTTACAGAACCTATCCTCCATTATTTTTCTGGTAGTCCTTTTGCTAACCAATTTATAAATTTAATCCATGGCCAACAAACTATTTTCCATAGTTTTTTAATCATTTTTTTTCTCCTCAATTTCGTAGAAGAAGTTGTCTGTGTCTTCAGTACGCCATCTACTACTATCTTCGACATTCCAATCACTTGTTTGCACCTTCCAGTTAGGAATTTCATTCTTCACTGTAAATGAAGGAATGCTCCATATTAATCTATTGTTTGGCTGAGCCGCATAGTTGCCATCATCCAAGGCAAGTATATGAGCGCACTTATGTTCGTGCGGTATTTCAGAATGATCTGTATCTAGTATATTACTCTCTGGGTGGGCCCAGTCAACAGTAAAAAGATAAGATCCTGGATGCCATTTTTTATCTTTTCCTATGTATTTACCGTGTTGGCCGTCTAAGATATCGAAAGAAGTAACAGCAGGATGGTAACTGAAACAATTCCAAAGCTCCAACTCGTCAAGTCTAGGCCGAGGAACTTCTTGGACATCAAAGCCTCTTTGTATGAAGGCACTAATCGGTAAACGATAGAAGACAGCACCATTTTCCATAATTGCATGAAACAATATGGGACGTCCTGTAATCGATGCCAAAGCAAATATAATACAGTCTTCGACTTCTCCATGATGTTTTTTAAGGTCATAAAGGTATTCCCTCCTGATCTGTGCGTACGTCACAGGTATGTTTGCGTTTAAATATGCCATTTAACATATAACCTTTTCTATGCAATTGCTAAGAGAACCATAATTACTACTGCAGCAATCACTAATTTTTTGTGATCTGTCCATAGGTGTTCTATTTGATCTAATATATTCATGTTTCCTCCTATTTGTCGTATATATCTCCCCAATTTTTACCTGATTCATAATCAACTTTATTAGGGACGTCTAACTTAACAGCATTCTCCATAATCTCAACTACTTTTTTTGCCTGTTCCGGAGACTCAACAGATAAATCTAATTCATCATGAATTTGAATATGAGCTATAATACCTTCCTTGTATAAATCAAGCATTGATTTTTTAGTCATATCTGCTGCTGATCCTTGTATAAGTTTGTTTAATGCTTTGTATGTATATGCTCTTCTTATATTACCTTGTCCATGTTCTTGCACTGCTTGCTCAAATGGTAAAGCTTTATTTATTCCAAAACGATTTGGTTCCCATAAATGGAAGCGACAAAGACGACCTAGCAACGTACGGATTTGTCCTCGTTGTTGTGCTCTGTTAGATACAGACTTCATTAATGTTTTTACAAATGGAACTCGTTGATGATAGATAGCAAATAGTTCTTCCGCTTTATCTTTTGATACTCCTAGCTCTGCTTGCAACTTAGCTTTACCCATTCCATAAAATAAACCAAGATTAATTGTTTTAGCTTGGTCTCGTGGTATGTCAGCCATTTTAGAAACAGTTGTATGAAAGTCTGCGTCTGAATTTAGATAAGCATCTTTAACTCCAAAGACACTTGTATCTTGATCAAGGGATGCATAGTGAACTACAAGTCTTGGTTCTTGTTGACTGTAGTCAAAACATCCCCACTCGCAACCTTCTTCAGGTACAAAGAGGGATCTTATCAATGGACCTAAATCTTTGTTACGAGCGGGAATCTGTTGTAAATTAGGATTAGAATACGAAAATCTTCCAGTGACTGTTCCACCTTGATCAGATCTTATTTGATTAATATCTGCGTGTATTCTACCTTTATGTTCATATCTTATAATAGTATCAATAAATGTTGTATGTGCCTTGTTAACTTCTCTTGCTTTTGCTATCTTCTGTACTAGAGGATGACTATGAGCAGAGAGAAAATTTTTTGTAAATGAAGGCGCTTTGGTCTTTAAAGTTCTTTCGTATTCTAATCCAAGTTTGTCAAAAACTTTGGCTATCGATCGTGCGGCCCATATTTGACAATCTATTTGTGTTTCTTTTTTTACTTCTTGCAGCAATTGCTTTTCTTGTTCAAACAATTTTTGTTTCAGCTTATGCGCATTTTCCACGTCGACACGAACGCCTTTAAATTTCATATCAACTAAACATGGAAATAAGTCTGTCTCTAAATTAAAAATAGCTTCTAGATCCTGGTCAATAATTTCTTTTTGCATGACTTTCCATAAATCTAATGTTAGTTCAGCATCTCTTTCTGCATAACTACCTACATACATAGATGGTAACATCCACATATCAGATTTAGGATCAATACCCCATTCATTTGCTGCAGCTCTTAATTCTGTTTCATTTTTACCACGGCCAACATAGTCCCAACCTAAAGAATTTAAATCAAATCTAAATCTATTTTCATTAACTAATGATGCTGCAATCATAGTATCAAAGATTCTACCATTTATTTTGATACCCATGGATCTTATCCAACATACATCATACATTGCATTGTGAAATATTTTGTCAGCATTAGACTTACAAACATCTGTAAACCATTGAATGACTTTAGCTTTTTCTAAATTTCCTCCGCCTTTGTGATCAAAAGGAAAGTATCCTGAGTAGCCATCTGTGGCTACAGCGATACCTACAACTTTTCCTCTACCTACTACAGCGCCTGATCCCATTGATTTTAAATCAGGATCATGTGTTTCTAAATCAATTGCAATTTGAGAACAGTCTCGTAAATCTGGAAACTCTTCTGGTTTATTCCATTCAGTTTGTGCTTTAAACATTAGTTATGAGGACATCCTTTCTTCCATTCTTCGTAGCCTTCGACCCATTCTTTTTGTGTAGTCTTAGCTGGTTTAATCATTCCCCACGAATTTTGTGGAGGGTAAGTTTTCTCTGCTTGTTCTTTAGTAATACCGGCGTTTCGATATTCCTCTTCTTCTGTCATTGGTATTGTTGGATAGTCTCTTTCAATTATCATTTCAATAAAATGTACAGCTTTTTCTAAATCTTCCTTTCCATTTTTGTATCTGTGTCTACAGACATATTTAATAACATTTCCTTCCGGGAAAAGCAACTCGTTCTCAATTACAAATTTACTTGGCTGTATCGAAAATTTCTGATAATGTTTTCCACCAATTTGTTTATCGTATGCACTCATATTTTAAACTCCTTCTGTCTATTATTACATTTGATTAGATATAATTTCTGTATGGTTCTAGTAACTGCTACATACCAAACACGATACTCTTCATCTTGCTTAGTTACAGATTTTTTAGCAGCTTTCATAGTGTTAAGAGTTTGATTTAAAAATAAAACAACATTTGTTGCTTCTCCTCCTTTTGCTCCATGAATTGTTGATACTTTTATTCTAGGTTTTTTACTAAGGTCTTCGCCGTTAGCCAACATAGAACGTAAATAATCTTTTGTAGGTGATGCAACTTGATCAAACGCATCATACCATTCTTTTGTGTTATCTCTTTTACTCATTCTTTCTAAAACTCTTTGTTCATGTACCTCTGGAATTTTTTCTCCTTTTCTTATTTGATTCCAATAATCAATATCTTCAAAAAGTGTTTTACTTATACTATTACCTTGTACTGTTTCAAAAAATAAACCCTGACTTTTTAAATATCTTGGAATAGGTTTAAGTAATGGATTAGTTCTTGCTAATATTAACCAGTTTCCCTTAGTCATATCGATAGCAGATAATTTAAACTGTAATAGTATTTCCCCTGTTTCTTTTTTAGGAAAATAATCTTTACTTAATCTATTGTCTTGAACACGATCTATAATTCCTAATGCTTTTATTTGTATTTCACTTGGAACTCTTTCGGATTGCTGTAGTGGTATTTTTTTTGCTTCCCAATCAATAAAAGAATCTACATCTGCACCAGCCCAACCAAAAATAGCTTGATCATCATCACCTGCTACCCATACATCACATTGATTATCTCTTTCTATTTGTTCTATCATTTTCCATTGAATAAGAGATAAGTCTTGTGCTTCGTCGACAAAGATAACATCAAATTTATTCTTGACATTTCCTTTAACTAAAAATTTGTCCAACATGTCAGTAAAGTCAATTAATCCATTCACTTTTTTATAGTCAGCAATCTCTGCTGCAATAGCATCTAGTTTAAATCTTTCTATTTTTCCTAGATGTTCATTTCTATCAAGTTCATCTAATGGAGAAGTTTGTCTGACTCTTGCTAAGTTAATTAAATTTAAATATTCACTGTCTGAAGAAAAAATACCATTCCAACTATTAGTTTCGTAAGAAGCATAAGTTACTTGAATACCACATTCTTCTCCAATTCTTTTATAGTTAAGCTCTTGCATTACATTTTCTTCTTTTAAACCTAAATTATTAAAAGCCAATGAATGTAATGTTTGAAAATGTTTAATATCTTTTTTGGATAGATGTGTTTCAACCTTTAAATATCTGTCTCTTGCTTCGCCTGCTGCTTTACGTGTAAAGGCAAAATATCCTATTCTATTAAGTGGTATTCCTTTTTTTACATATTTTTGTACTTCATTTAATAATCTTCTTGTTTTACCTGTACCTGGGGGGCCAATAACTTTATATCTCATTAGTAATTTGAGTCTTTTCTTTCAGTTGTTTTATAGGTTATCTGTTTAGTTTCTAATTGTTTGACTCTACAAACTTTTTCTGTTTTTCCATCTATGTTAAAAGAATAATTAAATTCTACTTTACAATTATCTTTTAATTTTTGTGCAATTTTTTGTTGGTCAATCTTCCAACCATTTCCTAAGTGTGTAATGAATGATGTAAATTTAAAATAATGTTGTCCATCTTCTGTAAAACATGCTCCATTTTTTAATTGTATTCTTTCTTTTGCTCGTGGTCCATTAACGCAATATTGATATAATTCTTCCTTTAAAATATCATCAATGTGTGTTCCTTCTGGTGGTTTAATAGTTTGACCATTTTTTTTCCACTCATTTAATTTAGCTCTAAAATCTTTTGGCTTAAGGGGTTCAAAATGTGTTCCAGCTTGATCCCACACTAACATTAAAAAATCTTTTTGTGTTGTCATTAATTTTAAATTAGGAATAACAACTTCACATTTGTCATCATTTGGTAAAATGACATTAAATCTATACTCCGGTTGTTCATAATTTATTTTTTGAAAATCTGTAACTTCAGGAAAAGCATTAATACTATCTGACTTAATTCCAAAGGGTCTAGAATAGCATAAACTTCTCATACATTTGTCTTGAATAGGGTCTTCATAACAAGTATGTCCTGCTGTTTCTTTATCCCATGCTTTTAATTTTTGATCTAACTTAGATTTGTCCCATGGATTTTCTAAATATGCATAATTTGCTTTTGCTACAAAATCATGCCACTTGTCTTTGTATTTTTTCTTAGCAAAAACCATATAGTTATACATAAATCGATCTCTGCCATCATCTAATTTAGATTTAGAACATCTTGCCAAACATGGTGGACCATCAGAAAATTCTGGATTTGATCCTAATAAAATATTTTTATGTGTTTCTTCTACTAATGCATCTAATCTTTCTTTTGTTATTTTAGATTCATTCGCTAATTTTATAAACTGCTCTAAAGATA